ATCCTCTGGTGACGCAGATCGCGCATCGCTTAGGGGCGTTTAATATCGTACGGAACGCCGCCAACGAACGTACCGTCGACTTGGACGAACTCAGCAAGCAATAGATCTCTAAATTCCCGTTTAAAGTAAGCAGGCTGTTAGGAGCCTAACCTTCTAGCGGCCTGCTTTTTTTATGAAACCATCAAAAATCATTAAGAAACCGATTAAACCCATTAAACCCAAGAAGTAATGGGTCAGGGGCCAGAGTTTCCCGGCGAACGCCGTAAGAAACCCCGTAAGCTGAATTTAAGGCTGAACGTTACGGGGCGTAGGGTAAAGCTGTCTTTAGATAAAAAATTCGGGAAAACTCCGGACGCTCCCAAGTGGAAGGATCAGTCGATATAAAAGTCCGCATGTCCTGGGCGCACATCACGCCCCAAACCAAGAAATACGTGGCAAACGTCCTAGACCGCGGCTGGCTGTCGTATTCGCTCTATATGCCCCGGTTTGAAAAGACGGTCGCCGAGATCCACGGGGCGAAGTTCGGGGTGATGATGAACTCCGGCACCGATGCCCTCCGGATCGGTCTAGCGACCTTGAAAGAAATCTATAAATGGCCGGATCAAAGCGAAGTCCTCGTTCCCGCTCTCACCTTTGTCGCCACGGTAAACGCCATACTACAGAGTCGCTTAAAGCCCATCTTTGTGGATGTCCAAAAGGAGTCTGCGAACATGGATGCGACGCGGTTATCTACGTCCGGAAAATCGGTAGCGCTCATGCCCGTGCATTTATTTGGGCTCCCCGCCGACTTGAACGCGATCAAAGACGTGGCCGGGAAAAGAAAGATTCTTGAAGACTCCTGCGAAACCTTTGGCGTCCATGGACTGAGAGGGGACATGGCCGCCTTTAGCTTTTATATGTCGCATCACGTATCCGCTGGCGTAGGGGGGATGCTCCTCACTAACAGCCCCAAATACGCTCAAATCGCCCGCAGCTATATGAACCATGGGCGGATTGACGACGGCAGCCATTTCCAGTTTGGGCGTAGCGGCTACTCGAGCCGAGCGACTGAGATGGAAGCAGCCGTAGGCCTAGCCGCCCTAGAACACTTTGAATCGGATTTAAAGAAACGGAATAACCTAGCGACCTGGTATTCGATTGAACTCTGTGAATACATGGATCGTCTACAGTTGCCGGTTCCGGTGAATAGCCGCCATAGCTGGATGTTTTTCCCGCTACGCCTAAAACGGCCTGGCCGGGATAAGCTGCTTCAGTACCTCCGGAAACATGAGATTGAATCCCGCGAGGCGATGCCACTGATCAACCAGCCGGTGTTTAAGAAGCTCTATAAACGGGGTTCTTGCCCAGTGGCCGAGAACTGGACCCAGAACGGTATCTTGCTACCGCTTCACCCCCAGATGTCTAGGGAGGATGTTCTTTACGTCTGTGAGAAAGTCAGGAAGTTTTTGAAGTGAAAGCGTTAATTACTGGCATTGGGGGTCAGACCGGCAGCTATATGGCCGATCTCCTCCTCGAGAAAGGATACGAAGTCCATGGAATTATCCGACGTAGCTCTAATTTCAATACAAGTAGGATTGAGCCTATTGATCGCTTTAGTCTTTATCAGGGGGATGTTACGGATTCGAGTCGTATGTCCGAACTGTTACATAAAATACAACCCCATGAGGTGTATCATTTCGCCGCGCAGTCTCACGTCAAATCCGGATTCGATCAGCCCCTCTTTACGCAGGATTCAATTGTCGATGGAACGTTGGCCTTACTTGAAGCCATACGTATTTTTTCTCCTGTTTCCAAATTCTACTTCGCCGGAAGTTCTGAAATGTTCGGCAACTCTTACCCCGACTTCAAACCCGTAAGTCCCTACGGCTGCGCCAAGCTTTACGGTTACCATCTTTGTGAACTCTATAAGCAGGCTTATGGACTCTTTATCGTTAGCGGTATTCTGTTTAATCATGAATCTCCCCGCCGTGGAATCACTTTCGTCTCGCGGAAGATCACGCACGGTATCGGGGAGATCGTCACCGGCAAGACCGATAAGCTAATCCTCGGGAACTTAAACGCCTCCCGCGACTGGGGCTACGCCCCTGAATACTGTAAAGCGATCTGGCTTTTGATGCAGCAGGCCGTACCGATGAACACCGAAATCGGCACCGGCGAAACCCACACCATCAAAGAATTTGTCGAGCTGGCCTTTGAATACGCCGGTTTAAACTGGAAGCAGTACGTGGTAATTTCGGATAAATACAAACGACCCTTTGAACTAAACACCCTAAAAGCCGACCCCAAGAAATACGAATGGCTGGGCTGGGAACCGCATGTGAAGTTCAAAGAACTGGTCAAGATTATGGTAGACGCTGAGTTAAAATCTCTTCGCGTACTTGACACTAAGGCCGTTTAGGGCTAGTAATAGTGCAACTCAAGGCCAACGGGACGACCCTTTTACGGTTCGTTTCTGTGGCCTTTTTCATTTTGTCTCAATGGCCTTGAGGCAACCGACGGGAGGAAACTCCCGCTCGCTATGGACTCACAAGCGGACAAGGACATCCGCAAACATTTCAACAGTCGGGCTAGGAAAGTCGCTAAAGTCGGAAATCAGTATTTAGTTCCTCTCAAGTACGACCAAGACGGCAAACCCCTCACCAAAGACAGCTTTAACATCCGCGAGCATTTAAAGAAACTTACCCAATACGATTGGATCTTTCTGGAATGTTGGCGCCGACATGACTGGAACGATTTAAAAGCCAAGGAAGAACTGAAACTCTCGGAGTTTAACTTGGTGCGCCTGACCCGGAAATTAGCCCCGTTCCGCGAGGAAGAAGCCCGCGATAAAGCCTTAGCCACAATCCCCACCACCTCCTACATTCAGGCCCGTCACGTCGAGAATGTTATTGACGGGGGGAAACTAGACGATTCCCAACGCGATAGTCTCAAAGAGCTTGCCAAGATCAACGGTGCCTACAAGTCCACCAACCAAATCAACATCCAGCAGAACTTCTTCCAGAAGCCCCAAGTCGCTCCAGACCAAGCCGAAGATATTCGCAAGTTCTTTGATTCTATGGGCGATGTGCAAGATGCCGAGGTCGCATGATCGAACTGGGCGACAACCGGGAATGGATCGGGGCACAGTTCTCGCTCAAGTTCTTTATGACCCGCTTCTTGCACGACCCGAAGACTGGGAAGCTCCTGCGCTGGCTACCGCACTATGAGGACTGGTACAGGATCGCCAGGGAAGAAAAGCGCTCGAACGTAGAGTCCCCGCGCGGGCATGGGAAGAGCGTCTTTTGGTCTTACGCCTTGCCCATGTGGGACGTGATCCGGGGCGGAGCTGATTTTCTTTTAGTGTCCTATTCCGAAGGCCAGGTCATCGAGCTGCTTCGCATGATCAGATTGGAGATAGAAACCAATGACTTCCTTGCACCGATACGACCCAGCACCAAAGAAATCTGGATGGCAGACAAACTCGGCTTTAGCGATGGCGGGATTATTCGCGGCTTGGGGTTTGGTACGTCTGCGCGGGGTCTTCACCCGAAGCGCATTGTGGGAGACGACATGCTCAAAGATTCGGGCGGTATTTCGTCCGAAGAACAAGAGCGATTCTGGTTTGGTGTAGTCGCCGGGATGGCGATGCCTGAAACCAAGATCCACGCCATCGGTACTCCCATCGACTTTGACGATCTCTTGGAGAAGCTCGAAAACAACCCCGTCTATTACAACTGGAAAAAGCCCGCCTTAAACAAAGATGGAATGCCGATGTGCCCAGAACTCTTTACTAACGAAAGCCTGGAATTTAAACGTAAGGAACACTCGCTGCAATTCGCTCGGGAGTACATGCTGGAACGTATCGACCCTGCAACTCAACCATTCAAGAGGGAATACGAAACGCTTTTTGACGTGGCTCCCGAGCGTGATCGTTTAATGCAGGTGGTGACCGTTTTTGATCCGGCTTATACCGAAAACGACGGAGATGCCACCGCCGGTATCACGCTAGGGTTAACCCACGGCAACCATGGCTATGTGCTGATGCGCTCTAACATCCGCCGTGAAGACCCTGGCATGGTCGTAAACGAAATCTTTAAGCACATCTACGCCTATCGACCGGATGTGGTGGGCATAAAACGCCGAAAGGGCGATGCGATCTCCTTCAGCTTTAACGAGCGGCGGGTGCGGGAGAACCTTTGGGACTTTAAATACGTGGAAGTGAAAGACACCAAAGCCAAAACCGACCGTTCCCGGATCGGCGGCTTAATCCCCCGTTGGGAAGGCCGAACGATTCACATCCACAAAGAGATGAAAGACCTACTGAAGCAGCTTTACGAGTTCCGGTTAAACGATTCCCATGCAAACGACGATATGGTGGACGCTCTAGCGGATTGCTTCTCGCCTGAGATGTCAGCGCCTAACTCCGGTAAGCAGTTTGTGCCGATGCCCGAGACCTCGCGGACAGGCCGACCCTTCTACCGGGTAGGGCGTGGGTCGGACGATGCGATTGCATCGCAAGCGCAGATGCTCTTAAGGGCCCGATGAAACAAGAACCGAAAGTCCAAGGCCTTTTTGCTTGCTGTTTTTGCACCCAAGAGGCGACCGTGATCTATAAAGGCACCTCAATTTGTCGCAGTTGCTTAGACGAAAAAACTCGTACAGGAGCGATCTAAATGGAAAAGAAAGTCACCACGCCTAAACCGGTTCCTCATCCACCGGAAAAGATGATCAAAGAAGATCCCGAGGGAGCGAAACTGAGGTTTGTCTACGTTTCCGGAAAAGACCCAAAAGTTGTGAAGTTAGAACTTGGGCAGAAATCGGACCAAAAATGAAAAAGAAAGTCGTAGCACCCAAAAAGAAAGAAGCGCCTCTCGCTACGCCGGAAGCATCGAAAGGGAACCCCTTCGGACAGGTGTTGGAGGTCCCGAAGGAACCGGAAACCTCAGACGGTTTGTGCGAATGCGGCGCTCCTGTAGCGGAAGGCCAGAATAAAGTCTGTAAAGCACATATCCGCGCATCCTAAATGGAACCCCAAGACGAACTTCCTTTAGTCGCCGAACGTAAAGCGGAGCTGCTTCGCTATGTCCAGAGCTTCTATCGACGCTCTTGGGACTGGCGCAGCCAGAAATTCCATACCAAATGGGATCAGAATGATCGGGATTATCACTCGATCTACGATCCGCAAAGGGCGGCCCAGAAGGAAGACTGGCAGGAGAAAATTCACACCGGTTTAACCGTCCAGAACATCGAGGTTATTCACTCACAGATCTACAAAACGATGATGGCTCCTAAACCCCCTGTCCAGCTCCAGGCAGGGCCAGCGGGAGACGATCTTCAGGCACGTCTGATGCAAGATGCCGTCGCTTATGAGATGGGGAAAGCCCAGTTTGACGTGAATTTCTATGACGCCTCGAAAGAAGCGGTCAAATACGGCGACGGATTTATGAAGTTCTATTGGGAAAAGGTCGTGGATACACGCCGGCGCCGTGTGCCTGTCGAACAAAGCCCCGTAGAGCAGATTGATACCGCCCCTGCTGCGGCTTTAGCCGGCCAAGCCCCGCTCCCTCCGCCTGGTCTTAAGGGTTTCCAGTTTGCGCCTGTCGAAGTGATGCTGAAAGACCAGCTCGCTTGCAAATACGTCCATATTCGGGACATTTTCCCAGAACCTAACACGACCACCTGGGATAAAGGCATTCACCGGGACAAGATCACCTACGGTGAGATTTGCCGGAACATCTTAAAGGGCACATTCTTTGACGTAAAGGGAGAAATCGAGAACATCTCAGAAGGCGAGCATTTTGAAGTCGATCTACAAACGATTAAGCAGGAGCTGGGCTACTTTGACGTACACCGGAACCTCTCCAAATTCGAGAAACGCCACACTATCTGGGAACTCTGGGCGCCGATCCCGCGCAAATGGATTGAGTTCGACATCCCTGAAGGCGACGAAGCCGAAGAGTTGGTCCCTGGGAAGGTGATGGTCGTCTCAGGCATCGCGCTTCTAGCCTCCGAGGAAAACGACAAGTTAGACGGCGAGTTTCCCATTCTAAAGATCCCCTATATCCGCACCGGTGAGACCTACGACATGGGCGTTTGTGACTTGATCGGTGACGACCAGCAACTCCAGAACGAAATTGTCAGTCAGCGGGTCGATAACATCAACCTGATTTTGAATAAGGGTCTAGCCGTGATTGAAACGGCTTTAGTTAATGCCGAACAGGATCTGGTTTCTAAGCCCGGCTGGATCTTACGCCTCAAAGCGCAGATTGATGACGTTCGTAAAGCTGTGATGCCGATGGATTTCCCCGATGTGACAACCAGCGCATACAGGGAGTCGGCTGAGGTGGGCTTAAGAACTCAGGAAAAGACCGGCGCGAACAAGGTCACACTCGGAACATCGAACCAAGTGACCGATACCAACCAAACCTTGGGCGGCATGGAACTGCTGAAGCAGATGTTTAACGAACGGGTCGCCGCTTTAGGCATGGTGATGGAATCGGCCTTCTTAGTGCGAGCGGCACAGAAGATTTATTCGTTGATCTATCAGCGTTTCGGCAGCGATCCCCAGGGGTTGATGCCTATCCTCGGGGATGACCCTGTTCAAATCGGGGAATTGCCTCCTCCGATCCCCGGCATGCCGCCACAACCGCATATGGTGCCCCGCTATCTCGCTTTTGCCTTCGTTCCCCCTGAGATGGTGAACACCTCCTACACCTACAAACCCATGGGCATCTTTTCCATGGAAAACAAAGTCGTCAAATCCGCTCAGATCATGGACCTGATTAAGCTGAACATGGGGAATCCCTCGTTTGATGTCACAGCAGCAACCAAGTACCTCGCTATCGAGGTGCAAGGGATCAATGAAGCGGAGAAATGGTTTAAGCCTGTCCCGATGATCCCCATCACGATGATCCCGCCGGAACTCCTGCCGATGATTATGGGCCCTGCTGCCGGTGGACCCCCGCAAACCAACAAGAAAGATACTCCTGGCATGAAAGGCGGGAAAAACGGGGATGGGGCGAGTTTTGGACCGCCTAACCCAGTAAACCGTCAGCCGGTGATTGCATGAAAAAGGTTTTAGTGCAGAAGTTTAAGGACTTGTTCTGGCCACGGGCGTATTTGGGTATTGACGCTTATGAAGTCTTGGACGCTTTGAAGGATGACGTGATTCGTAAGACCTGGCTCTACGAAGTCTTAGAAGAAATCAAACGCATGAGTTTAGACATCGACAAAAAGCTCTTGGAAGGCACACTCCGAGACCTCACCGTTTTAAGTGCGCGTCGAAAGGCCTTGCAGTTCATCTTAGACAAAGCACTGGAAGCAAAAAGAGAAGTAGAGCGGGCGAGAAACCACAATCCGCAGGACAGGTCGCATTTTGACCTGGAAAGCGTGACGGTTCAGCCCTCTCCGCATTAACCGCCCACAATCCACTGAATAGTGTCGACGGGCAGAGGAGCCAAACATGGAAGTAATTGAAGGACCGCTACAAACAGAGACGTTACCGGACACCCCGCAAGATCCGTCACAACCGCCTGCGTTTCAGCCAGAACCGAAGCTGTTAGATCGGGAAGCTGAAGTCAAAGCGGCGATCGATGCTGCGGAAAAAAAGGGCGACGATTTCCTGAGCGTCAAAATCGGCGACTTAGGAACCTCACCATCCCCTCAGAACGCACCTACGGAAGCTCCGAAGGCTGCTG